CTGTATGGTATTCTGTATGGGATTACTTCGAACAAAAATGATTATGAATAAAATTAATAAATCTGTAGGGAATTCTGTATGGGATTTTGTAGGACGTTCTGTATGGGATTTGTAGGACGTTCTGTAAATGATTCTGTATGGGGAGGTGGTGTAGGGACTTCTGTAAGGCGTTCTGTAAGGAATTCTGTAGGGAATTCTGTAGGGAATTTTGTATGGGGTTCTGTAAATGATTCTGTAGGAGATTACTTTTCAAAACGAACTCTGATATAATAAAGCAATGAATAACTCTATCGTTTATAAAGCTGTTGTAGATTCTATAAGGATTTCTGTCAGGGATTCTGTAGGGTGTGCTGCATGGTATTCTATAATGGAATTCTTACAGAATTATGTAGGGATTTCTGTAAGGAATTCTGTAAGAGATTCTGTAGCGGGTTCTGTAGGGGATTCTGTATGGCGTTCTGTAAATGAGTCTATAGGAGATTACTTTCAATAAAACGAACTCCGATAAAATAAAGCAATGAATAACTCTAGCATTCGTAAAGCTGTTGTAGATTCTGTAGAGAGTTCTGTAGGAGCTTCTGTACATTATTCTGTAGGGTTTTCTGTATGGCGTTCTACATGGAGTTCTATAGGGAGTTCTGTATGGAGTTCTGTAGCGGGTTCTGTAAATGATTCTGTAACGAATTCTGTAGAGAGTTCTGTAGAGGATTCTGTAAATGATTACTTCGCAAACGAACTCCGATAAAATAAAGCAATGAATAACTCTAACATTTATAAAGCTGTTGTAGATTCTGTCTGGCGTTCTGTATGGCGTTCTGTATGGGATTCTGTAAAGACTTCTGTAGCGGGTTCTGTAAAGGCTTCTGTAAATGATTCTGTAGGAGATTACTTCTCAAAACGAACTACGCTAAAATAAAGGAATGAACAACTTTAACATTCCTAAAGCTGTATGGGATTCTGTAGAGAATTCTGTATGGCAGTCTATACGGAATTCTGTAAGAGATTCTGTAAGGAATTCTGTAAGGAATTCTGTATGGAGTTCTGTAGAGGGATCTGTAGAGGATTCTGTATGGGATTCTGTAAGAGATTATTTCGAAACAAAATGACTATAAATAAAATAAAGCAATGAATAACTCTACCGGTTATAAATCTGTTGCGGATATTGTCTGGAATTCTGTAAGTAGTTCTGTAGGGAATTCTGTATGGAATTCTGTAAGTAGTTCTGTAGGGAATTCTGTAAGGAGTTCTGTAAGGGATTCTGTATGGGATTCTATAATGGTTTCTGTAATGGTTTCTGTAATGGTTTCTGTAGAGGATTCTGTAAGGGATTACTTCGCAAATGAACTCCGATAAAATAAAGCAATGAATAACTCTGATATTCGTAAAGCTGTAAGGAATTCTGTAAGGAGTTCTGTAAGGGATTACTTCGAACAAAAATGATTATGAACGACTCCACTATTCGTGAAGCTGCAAGCATAGGTAGTTCTATATGCACTTCTATAGAGAATGACGCATGGTATTCTATAATTAATGCTGTAGACGATTCTATATGGGAGCTTGTAATGAATTCTCTATTAGATTCTGGATGGGAGTCTATAAGGGATTCTGTAGAGGATTCCGTAAGTGATTACTTTACAAATACATAATAAAATTAATAATTAATAATGAAAACTGACACACTAAATATTAGCTACGATAGAACACAGAAAGAGTGGAGCGTAAGCTATAAAAGATCTGATATTGAGCGAATTGATCATGTACCCGAGCCATCTAAAATGGGATTCTATCACTTTCATCGAAAAATTGGACCAAAAAAAGCTTTTGCTGAACTCAAAAAGTTTTTGATAGACGAAACAAATAAAGAAATTTTATCGCTTCAAGAATATATAAATGAAATGAATGCTCTACAATTGCCCGATTGGATTACTAATAAAAAAAAGAACTGATTCTGTAGTGAGTTCTGTAGAGCGTTCTGTATGGGATTCTGTAGAAGATTATTTTCAAACAAAACGAACTCCGCTAAAATAAAGCAATGAATAATTTTAACATTAGTGAAGCTGTATGGGATTCTATAAGGGATTCTATAAGGGATTCTGTAGGAAATTCTGTAAGCCTTACAGAATTAAATTCTGTAAGGCGTTCTATAGGGAATGCTGTATGGCGGACTGTAGCGGCTTCTGTAGCGGATTCTGTATGGGATTCTGTATGGGATTCTTGGTATTCTGTAAGGAATTCTGTGAGCGATTCTATAGGAGCTTCTGTAAGGGTTTATGTAAGAGATTCTGTAAAAGATTACTTCGAACAAAAATGATTATGACAAATTTTAACATTCGTAAAGCTGTATGGGATCCTGCAATGTATTCTGCAATGTATTCTGCAATGTATTATGTAAAGGCTTCTGTAGCGAGTTCTGTATGGTATTCTATATCGCATTCTGTAGAGGGTTCTGTATGGGGTTCTGTACGGGGGCCTATATGGGGTTCTGTAAGGGATTCTGTAAGAGATTACTTTTCAAACGAACTCTGATAAAATAAAGCAATGAATAACTCTAATATTCGTAAAGCTGTAGTGGATTCTGTAGAGAATTCTGTATGGCAGTCTGTATGGAATTCTGTAAGTAGTTCTGTAGGGAATTCTGTAGGGAGTTCTGCATGGAATTATGTAGGGGCTTCTGTAAGGGATTCTGTATGGAGTTCTGTAAGTGTTCCTACAGAGGATTCTGCAAAAGATTACTTTTCAAACGAACTTCGCTAAAATAAAGTAATGAATAACTCTAATATTCGTAAAGCTGTAGAGAATTCTGTATGGCAGTCTGTATGGGATTCTGTAAGAGATTCTGTAAGGAATTCTGTAGAGGATTCTGTATGGAATTCTGTAGAGGAGTCTGTAGAGGAGTCTGTAGCGAATTCTGTAAGGGTTTATGTATGGGATTCTGTAGGGGATTCTGTAAGAGGTTCTGTAGGGGTTTCTGTATGGGATTATGTAGAAGATTATTTTAAAATGAACTCCGATAAAATAAAGCAATGAATAACTCTAGCATTCGTAAAGCTGTTGTAGATTCTGTAAGTAGTTCTGTAAGTAGTTCTGTATGGAATTCTATAAGGGATTCTGTAAGTAGTTCTGTAGGGAATTCTGTAAGGAGTTCTGCATGGAATTATGTAGGGTATTCTGTAGTGCGTTCTATAAAAGATTTTGTATCGGATTCTGTAAAAAATTCTGTAGAAGATTACTTTTCAAACGAACTTTGATAAAATAAAGGAATGAATGACTCTATCGTTTATAAAGATGTTGCGGCTACTGTCTGGCGTTCTGTAAGTAGTTCTGTAGGGAATTCTGTATGGAATTCTGTAAGTAGTTCTGTAGGGAATTCTGTATGGAATTCTGTATGGAATTCTGTAAGGAGTTCTGTAGGGAATTCTGTAAGGGATTCTGTAGGGGGTTCTGTAAATAATTCTGTAGCGAATTCTGTAAGGAATTCTGTATGGAATTCTGTATGGGATTCTGTATTTAATTCTGTAAGGAATTCTGTAATGGGTTCTGCAAAAGATTACTTTTCAAACGAACTCTTATAAAATAAGGCAATGAATAATACTATCATTCGTAGGACTGTAAGGGATTCTGTATGGGATTCTGTATGGGATTCTGTATGGGATTCTGTAGGGCGTTCTGTAAGGGATTCTGTAAGGCGTTCTGTATGGCATTCTGCAATGGATTCTGTAAGGGTTTCTGTAGTGGTTTCTGTATGGCGTTCTGTAGAGAATTCTGTAACAGATTACTTTCAAACGAACTCCGATAAAATAAAGCAATGACCAATACTATCATTCATAAAGCTGTAAGGGTTTCTGTAAGGGATTCTGTGGGGGCTTCTGTATTGGGTTCTGTATGGCATTCTGTATGGGATTCTGTAGGGTCTTCTGTAAGGTATTCTGTATGGGATTACTTCAATAAAATAAAGCAATGAATAACTTTACCATTCGTAAAGCTGTATGGGGTTCTGTATGGGATTCTGTAGAGGATTCTGTAGAGGATTCTGTATGGTATTCTATATCGCATTCTGTAGAGGGTTCTATATGGGGTTCTGTAAGGAATTCTGTAAGGAGTTCTGTAGGGAATTCTGTAGCGGGTTCTGTATGGGATTATTTTAAAATGAACTCTGATAAAATAAAGCAATGAATAACTCTAACATTCGTAATTCTGTAGCGATTTCTCTAGAGGATTTTGTAAGTAATTCTGTAGAGGGTTCTGTAAGTGATTCTGTATGGGTTTCTGTAGCGTGGTTTGTACATGATTCTATAGTAGATTACTTTCAAAATAAAATGACCTCAAAATAATAACCGTATGTTTGAACTTCAAGCTAAAATCAACAATCACTGGCAACGCATTCTTCGGCATTCGGATGGAGCCTATCTGAAGATTGTAGGAGACCGTCAATTCTCCCGTTATGAAACCCGCAGAATAGTTAAACTTGAATAGAATAATCACTTCAAAATAATAACCGTATGATTATACAAAAAAGCAAAAAAGTAACCGCAATTGGAAAGAACCCAATTCATAAAGCAAAAGATACTATTAGAGTACAACAACAAAAAGAAGATGAAAAGTTTCGTAATACATTAAAGATTCTCCATAAGGTCTTCTTCGAATCAGACACCACAGCAATAGAAGCGAAACAACTATGATGATGAAACCAGAAAACAATGAAGGTGTAGATAAAGTTATCCTGATAGCTATTGTGATCTGTTGGATTATCATTTGGCTAGCGTGTAACCAGGCAAAATCGCTGATGTATCCTTAACCTCTTCTAAATAAACGCCGTAAAGCGTAAAATACAAGATAGAAACAAAGGATAAAGGGGTTTCTTCAAGAAGAAAATACAAAAATATCGAGACAAAAAGGGGTTTGCGGTTGAAATATGAGAGAGCGGTGAATTTCTGCTGAAAAATATGATTCTTACTAATGAGCAGACAAAAAGAAAAAAAGAAAAAAAAGGAGACAACGATCGATCATTATGAACTTCAATATAATGATCGGGTAATAACTAACCAATACTTAAGACAATGACTGAAAAACCTAAATACTGTGGCGTTCTGACTTCCCCTGAAAGCAAAGCCCTTCTAAATGAACTGCGTAGCAAGATTCCAGGAATGACCGAAGCGACAATGATGCACTTCTTTATTACGGAGACCTTTAAGAACGCCGATTTTATCGCCGCCTTTCTGGAAGATATGAACGCCGAGGCACAAATTGCCAAGGAAATCGCCGATATGACCCGCAAAGAGAAGTATCAAGCATTTCTCGCCAATGGTCGGCAACTCCGAGCTGCTGCACGCACTAAGAATCCAGCTAAGGCTCCTAAGGTCACGAAGGCTCCTAAGGTCGCGGAGACTCCTAAAGCGACCTCTCAATGGAGCATCAAAATCACCGACATCGCTCCTCCAGATGCAGAATGGTCTTGCGGAGATGAAGAATAGTATGAATGCGCTGAGAAGCGCTGGGTCTCTCCTTGTTGAATACTGATTAGTATATTCTCACTGTAGTAGACAGCTTCTCAGCGCTTAGCGTTAATCTCTGTTAAACGAACTCCGATATAATAACTAAGTAGAAAGATAAAATCCTCAATGAACGCAAATAATCGAATCGGTCTAAAGGCAGATAGTATCAGATATAAGAAGGTAGGCAATCGCTACGTTCAGGTTAACGACCCCTACGCCTATGAAGGTCTGAGTAATGGGTGGTGGCTGGTTAAAGTCTCTCCTGAGAGTAAGACCATTCGAGCGATCGTCCATCCTAATAATGCTGAGATTAGAGCAGCTGCTCTCGATAAGGTAGATGAGCTGATGGACATTATCAGAGAAGCGGGAGAAGGTACACCAGTTAAAGCTGAGCTTACTCTAGAGGCTCTTGCAGACTGGAAGGCCTTCATTGCTAAGCATGGTGAACAGTTTAACTATATTAGCTATCCCAGTCTTCATGATGTAGCTACGAAGATCATGGACAACCTTATCAAGTCCTGAAATTGAAGCTCTAAAGATGCAACGCCTACAGAGATTCTGCTTTTTTACGCACAGACTCTATCAGACATACAGCTGATAGGATCAAGTGGTATCTCAATGGGACACAGGCTGGTGTCCTGAATAAAACACTACTATTACTCTAGAAAAAGATGCAACGCCTACAGAGATTCTGCTTGTTTCAACAAATTATTAGGTCTGCCTAAGGAGACGCGTCCTAGACCAACTGCAACGCCTACAGAGATTCTGCTTTTAACGAACTAAGATATAATATTAATATGCTAACCAATACACAATACAAAAGACTCGCTGCTTCTCAAGGGTTGACCTTAGTAACTCTCTCAGAGATGGTGCTCGGGGCCGGTGCTTACTGGAGTGATGAAGCGCTCATTCGAGGTGTTAGCCGGCTTCTCCTCAATCAAGCAACTCCTCTGCCTAAGGCGCCAAAGAGGGTTGACCTTACCAAAGCGGAGGAAGCGAAACAGAAGTTCGACAACTTGGCCGATCAAGTGATCGAGGAGATCGGTAAGTGTAACCCGCAGAGTGTGCCCTGGGACTTTGGAGGTGAAGAGCGATGCTATTGCGACCTCTGCCGCGACGTTCGCGAAGACGAACTGTAACCAGATCCTCTAACTCGTTAAGTCCCTAAGAGTCTCCCCACGGGCAAAAACTCCCAACTTTTTGCCCGGGGAGACAAACATCAACAGAATAAGTCAACTCAACCAACTGCAACGCCTACAGAGATTCTGCTTTTAAACGAACTCCGATATAATAATATGAAAGTAACTGTAACTAAATAATTTCGGGCATGCCCGCTGCCGACCTGAGCAAGTCGATAACCTTGTCCATGGACGAGGAATTAAACTGCTCAATATATTTTATCCCGATAGCGGAGCTGCCTTCTAAGCAGTGCATTATACCGTAAATGGACGCATGTCAGTTCGAGTCTGACTCGGGATACTTCTCTTTTTTAAAAAAGAGAAACTTCTCTTTCAAAACGAACTCCAATATAATATACTTATAAAGAATGAATAACCCACAAACACAAACACAAAACATCGCTGAAATTATGCTGAAGTACGCAGAGATTAAACTCTACGATCTTCAAAACCTCATTGGTAGCGAACTAAAATTGCTAAAGGCTCAACACGAGCTCGCCAATTCAACTGATTCTAATCAAAATGAACTGCTGCATAAAGTCAATAAAATCATGGAAGAGGTTGAAGCGTTTGACGAACAGTATCTTAAATCTATTCAAGCATACGAACAGGCTGAAAATGACTTAAATCTCCATGTCGAGCAAATTGTTCCCGATAAGCTCGAACAAACAAATTGAAATTATTTACAGCTCCTATTACAAACGAACACCATATGATGTTTAATAACAAAAAAATACCGGACTCGCTAATCATGTGCGTAATGACTACGCTTGCCATCTTGAGCATAATCATCTTTATTAGTGCTGTCTTAATGACAGTGATGCTTTCCTTTCCTCACGGCCTCTAACCCCGGTATCAAAATGAACTTTGTAATGAACACTCTCTCTACCGACTCTACTATTCAACAGCTACGAACTCTAGGCTGGACTGTACGCTGTATATATTACCGTTACCGTGCAGAATTTCCTTATGGTCTAGCAGCTGTACACGATATGAAATGGTCAGCTCCTCTTGTACCCCGGACTCGGCCGCTAGTTCATAATGTAAAGAATGTTATCTGGAAACACGCGCGGCGAGTGTTTCGAGAGGAACCTCTTGCTAAAGGAGGTAAGGTAGAGATTAGTCTCACGCCGCCAGACAATTGGCACGGGCTGCCCATGGCAACAGCTGAAGCGGTGTGCAGTATCAAAGATCAGTTCGTTAAGAAGGTCGGCAGAGATCTTGCCTTGCGACGATGCATCGAAAAGGTCAATATCATTATTGAAGGAAAGATCTAAACGAACTCCGATATAATTGGTTGTAGGAAAGAATAACTAACCAAATAATTAAAATGAAAACGTTGAAAGAAATTTGCGATAGTCTTAAGGAAATCGATTTGATGTTCGATGACGAATTGATGGAAAAGTTCATTGAAGAAAAGTCCGATATTGATGATCTCTTTAAAGCGGGAAGTTTGAGAGAAGACGACGTTTGTGACTTGAGTTTGAAAGACATTAAGAATATTATTGAGTACGTAAATCTTCGATACGCACTTAATTTGTCTTATGTCAATCATAAGCTTATTTGGAATAGTTAAATTTCAAAACGAACTCCGATATAATAATAGTGTAGAAAGAATCAAATCAAAATGCAAAAAGAACAATATATTAAAATTGACGAATTCGGCGACAAATATTATTTCAGCGACAAATATATGACCTTACTTCATCGAGAAGGTGGTCCTGCTATCGAATGGTCCTACGGAGGCGGATTATGGTACCGAAATGGTAAACTGCACCGAGAGGACGGACCTGCGATTGAAACGACAAGTGGCTATAATGTATGGTATCAAGATGGAGCGATGCATCGAGAGGACGGACCCGCGATTGAATATCGCGATGGAGGTAAATCTTGGTATTATAAAGGAGTTCGTCACCGTGTAGGAGGACCTGCAGTTGAGTTTGCTGTTGCTGGCGGCGGCCCACCGCAGTGGTGGGTGAACGGTGAGCAGGTGACTTCGGTATCGGAAACGTTTTTGCAGCTGAAAAAGATTATCGAACTGAGCTTGAGATCAGTCCGGCAGATCGATCGATTGCCAACGGCGGGGACAGCAACGGTATTGCCTGCAGTTCGTATCGATCTTCTCGAGACCGTTGCGCTTGCTGAGAAGCTATTCAGCAAGCTGATGGATGGCAAATCTGAGTTTGAGCAGTAAGATCAGCCAAACGAACTCCGATATAATAATAGTGTAGGAAAGATCGAATCAAATCAAACTCAAAACTCAAATCAAGATGACTAAATATACCTTCCAAACGATTGTTGCAACTTCTGAAGTGCGTATTAAATTTTCTAGTATGCGCGACGAGATGGAAAGCACCGACAAAGAGCTGATGACCGCGATGTTTGAACTTGCGCTGAAGCACAAAGACGAACTGGAACAATTGGTCAAAGACCAGCAAGCGATCGCTCGCGGATACAAAGAGCGAGTTAAAGAGATCAAAGCTGCGGCGAAGATTCGCGCGAAGGAGATGGTGAAGGAAATGTTGGAGAAGGAAATGGCTGAGAAAGAACTTGAGGGAGAGTAGGATTCGGGACCTAAGTAAGTCAGTAAACTGCTTCAAATTTGTAATGGTAGCTCAGTTGGTAGAGCAGATGGCTTTAAAGCCATCAGGTCCTGGGTTCGAATCCCAGCCATTACACCAATTAATTTCAAAACGAACTCCGATATAATTGGTTGTAGGAAAGAATCAAATCAAAAAGCAATATATTATGATTGATGAAGCAAACAAAGACAAGGCTAAGATTGCACTGTTGCGGAAGACGATTGAAGATTTGATCGCAGGATGGGGCGGTCAGCGCGTTGATCCAGAATGCAACTGTGATGACTGCGTTTATCTGCGACCTTTTGTGGAGGCGTTAAAAGCGACGGAGTAACGAACTCCGATATAATAATAGTGTAGAAAGATCAAATCAAATGAGCCTAGAAAAAGCAATCGAATATCGGAAAGAGAAGCGCAAGCCTTATCGTGGGAGCAAGCGCTGGGATCATACTTGCCGCAATCACGGGTCTTGCTCCTACTGCGAGAATAATCGAACGATTCAAAGCAAGCGTGAGATGGATCGAGCATCGGATCAAGAGGCTGAACTCTACACGAGCTGCTATCTCGATGAGATGGTGTCTGGTAATATGACAGATGGCAAAGCCATCACCGTTGAAGAATGGAATTCGATGATCGATGAGCATTACGAACTCCGATATAATTAGTTATCGGAAAGAATCAAAATAAAAAATACTTCTAACCAAAACCAATACCTTTATGATTTATGATCTTCACCCTCACCTCGCTCCTGCAATTGATTTGTACACTGATTATGTTAGATGTTTTAAAGCACGAAGAGAGGAAGTGGATCTTCTTATCGAAGATCTGTTCGTTATGCAACGAATCATTACCACATTTGACAAAGCTCGGTTCGAATATGAGTCAGCGAGGGCTGGTGCCCTCGAGGGGATTGAGACTGATGAAAAGCTTAAAGCGCGCTTGTTTGATGCTGAGCAAGCTCTTAGTCAAGCTGCCGCTGATCTTGCTGATGACTCTTGAAGATCGTCAATCGAACTCCGATATAATAATAGTGTAGGAAAAATCAAATCAAATCAAATCAAAATGAGTTCAACAAACCTTACCGATAATAAGCTTACTCTCGCCGACGCTGATGAACTGTATTACAATCATCGCAGCGCCTATGAGGGTCTCAAAGAAGAAATCAATCGTCTTAACGAAGAGCTGATGCGTAGGTTGGCAAGTATTGTAGCGTATGAAAAAGCGCGCGCATATTACGCAGCATGTGAGATGAATATTGAAGCGGCTGGATATGATACTCTTAAAGCTGAGGAGGCACTTAAAAAAGCAGCAAGTGAGTTCTTCTGCATGCCATCAGGCCGATCTTTCTACAGCTAGTAAAACGACTCGACCTGAGTAAGTCGGTAAAAGGCTTAAAACATTTTCAATCGAACTCCGATATAATAATAAGGAGGTAAGAATTAAATCAAATCAAACTCAAAAATCAAATCGAAATGAATAACACGCTTAACGAAAATCAAGTTTATGATGGTCAAGTTGCTTACGAAACCCGGAAGCAGCTGCGAGAGATCCGGGATCAAGCTCGAAATGAATACTTGAAGTGTCGCGAAACCTGGTGTAGAGCTCGTAAAGTGCTTGAAGAAGCTGACGATTGTGTTAATGCTAGTCTGCGCTTCTGGCGAGAGGCCTTCAGCGCAGTATCTGATGCTGAAGAGCTGGAGATGCAAAAAAATCCATACGTCAAAACTGATGAGGATGGCAACGTATTCTACTACAAAGACGCAGCGATGACGATTCTCCACAGGGAAGATGGCCCCGCTATTGAATATAAATGCGGTGATAAGCTGTGGTATCAAAACGATAAGGTGCACAGGGAAGACGGTCCTGCTATTGAATATGCATCCGGAACTAAAGAATGGTGGTTGAATGACATTTTTCAGCGCGATCCTGTCGGATCAGCGCGATGATCCGACAGGATATTGCCAAACGAACTCCGATATAATAATAGGGCAGAGCGGGGCGATGGTAGCTCCTGGAGGCTCGAGCTTCTAATAAGTTGGTTCGAATCCAACCTCTGCGATTAATCGGCAAAACGAACTCCGATATAATAATAGTGTAGGAAAGATCGAATCGAATCAAAATCAAAATCAAAATCAAAACTCAAATCAAAATGACTAAGTATACCTTCCAAACCATCGTTGCAACCTCCGAAGTGCGTGCTGACTTTACTGTGCTGCGCGAAGAGCTGAAGAGCACCGACAAAGAGCTGATGACTGCGATGTTCGAACTCGCTAGCAAGCATCGTGAAGAGCTGGAACAGTTGGTGAAAGATCAGCAAGCGATCGCTCGCAACCTTCGGGAACGGACTAAAGAGATCAAAGCCGCAGCGAAGGTTCGCATGAAAGAGTTGGTCAAAGAGATGCTGCAGAAGGAAGAAGCTGCAGAGGTGCCTGTAGTGGCAGTAAAGGTTAAGAAGGCTCGCAAAGCTAAAGTGGTAGAGGTAGTCGAAGCGGTCGAACCTGAGGGAGAGTGGTCCGCTGAGGCTGAGGTGGAAGAGCTTGCGATCGCTGAGTAGCAGCGAGGGACCTGAGCAAGTCAGTAAACTGCTTTAATTTTTGCAGAGTGGAGCAGTGGTAGCTCAGCAGGCTCATAACCTGAAGGTCGTTGGTTCAAACCCAACCTCTGCAACCAATTTCAAAACGAACTCCGATATAATTGGTTGTAGGAAAGAATTAAATCAAATATTCGCTCTAATGTCTAATACTAATACTCCCGCTATCGAATCTCTTACCTTTGATCAAGCCAAGGCTGCTGGCCTGGTCAGAGTTGTTCATAAGGTCGTCAGGGCTCATGCAGATGGTCGCCCTGACGTTGTCATCTTTGAAACGAAAGATGGGGCAGCAGCTTACGTTGCTTTGAAACAGATTACTAAAATGTCCGCCCCAAGTGACGATCACTGGTATGAGGTGAATGAGATGATGCTGATTGAGCCTCTGGCGGCCTAGAGGCTAGCAGTGGTGCGAGCGCTGGCGGTGCTCTAGAGGTGCCAGCGCTCCGAATTGTCTATAGGCTAGAGGGGGCAAAAAAAGCCGCAGAAGGCATGGCTCCATTTTTTTGCTAAAAAATCGCCGATTCTCCTAATAGCTCCGACTCTCCATTTTTTTTGCTAAAAAATCGCCGATTCTCCTAATAACTCCATCCTCTATCACCATTGCCGTTTCTCCTAATATCCCCTACCTCCTCCTAATCTCCTAATCTCTAAAATTTTTTTTTATAAAAATCTCGGAGATATCCTAATAGCCGTGCTGAGATAACTCCTGCGTTGATTCTAAATTACGGGTGTGAGGCGGGTAATAATTGAAGAGATATATAAATAATATTATGAAGAAAAAAGATATCGAGCAGCTTAGCTTACTCTATGAGAATCTTACAGAACAAAATAGATTATTTGCTAAAGTTATAAAGTTAAAAGAAGCGAATGAAGAAGATTTTGATTCCATAGAACCTTTTAATCAAGAGCTAAATGATAAAATATTATCTCAGCTTAAGAATTCAGCAAATGGAGTACCCGTTAAAAACTTCTTGCAAGCCTGTAGCATACTATTTAATGAGCCTAATTTAACACATGTAAGCTGGGCAATAGAAATGTTTGGTGATCTTAATGATATTGAACTTACGCATGAATTAGGAGGCAAGGCCGGTGGTAGAGTTATAGTAGATGTTAGACCTGAACCCGAAGCTGTAGAAGTGGACCCAATGGCAGATTATGCTGAATATCTAACTGTTGATGAGACTGATCCTGCTAGTTTTGAGACCTTTCTTAGCTTACGTTCTAAGCTCATGTCAGGTGATAGGGTATTACTTACTAAATTTTTCCGTGACTTTGAAACAATATATGGAGTTAATAATTACGAATGGTATAAACAAGGTAACTGGCATTATGATAATTGTACAGCAGCTGTTAACAAGATGGCAAAAGACTTTAAGATAAAACTTAAAGCTGATTTCGATAGAGGAGGCAGTCTATATATGCTTGGTAGACCTACCAACCCTCCTATTTCTAATGATTAGGTTAGTGCTAAATATTAAATAATAGTATGAAGAAAAAAGATATCGATCAACTCGGAGTAATTTACGAGTTTATGAATAATAGCTATAGTGATCATGACTCAGCCGAGGGCGATGGTTCATCAAGCAGTCGCTCCAGTGCTGATAAAGATATTGGTCCTTATAATGACCATTTCGATTATGATAATAGTCCCTATAAAAATGCTGTATACGATGAGAGTAATCCTAAAGCTGCAGCAGCTTATACCCGATTAGTTGAAGACATGTATGCTAAGAATGTTATTACTCTTAAAAGGTTTTGGAATCTCTTTAGTGTCATGTACGGCATGCATCCAGTTAAAGACGCGCCCCCTTATAAGGACTGGAAACGATCTCTGAAACATGCTGTGCATAAAGTACAACAAGATTTTCCTGATTTCCCGTTAGATATTGAGATTGAGGGTCATGGCTCTGTATACTTAAATGATACGTAACCTTTAAAAGAAAAAAGCGATCGGTGTTAAGCCGATCGTTTTTTTTTTGTTAAGCCTTTACTTTTCTAATCTTCTTAGGCATCTTTACTAACTGATTAGTCTTAGGAGCTAATTTGCCTCCTGGTTCTGCAGCAATAATCTTAGAGTTTCTATTCATCCGAAGAACTACTCCATCACCATGCGATCCTTTCTTTTGCATTCTCGCTTTATATTCTTTATGATTGAGATACGCCTGTGCGGCTTTTTTGTAATAACCTGCTTTAATTAGCTTAACCCAGCCGAAATCTCCTCCGCTTGGATTGTCTAAGTCTCCACGGAACTTAATATCTACTAGAGCTGCTTTTAACTTATTACTCATCTTCGGCCATTGCTCTCTGAACTTGGCTTGAACTGCAGGTACTCGAGTGCTTACGTCTTTCTTAAATAGTTCCAGAGCTTCTTCTCTCGATAAAGTTGATGAGAGGCCTGCCGCGTTTCTTCCTTTTTCGAAATCTTGCTTATCTTTGAGAGTACCTTTACCTATAAGATGACCTACTCCAATAGTCCACTTACCTACATCATCTAGATAAGGTTTCATGAACTTATCGTTCGCTTTATTATAGATATCACCTCCTATAATTTCACTCGGGAGGATGAACTCGGAAGCTAACTTAACAACCACATCACCCGGTGCTTCTTTCGCTTTGACAGGTGCCGTAGGAGCTTTCTCAGCATCGTTGTCTTCACGTTTCTCTTTACGCTGCTCTTTAGCTTCGAGATCTGCTATGACTTTAGTAGCAGCTTGATGGAACTGCGGAGCTTTAATTGACTTAATCTTATTTTCGCCGTCTGCACCTTTACCTATAGCAATTTTGAGCGCTGTGATCTTTTCTCTATTTGATTCTGGTCTACTCGCTATTTCCCTTTCTAGAGTTTTAGCTCCGGATATATATCCAGCACCGAGCGCCCCTATACCTAAAACCGTCGCTAATACTTCTTTAATACCTTCGTTAAATTGATCTGTTATTACGGTTTTGCTTTCTCTCTTACCTTCGTTTAATATTTCACGGACAACGCTATCAAAGCTTTCTTTAGATACAATATTACCTGCTAACTTACGTTTACTTTCTTCCATAGCTGCTTTTATATCTTCATCTGTAAATTCAACTGGATTATTATAACAATAAAAATCTCCTCCAACACTTTCTGGTGCTCCTTCTAAGGAAGTTAATTGATTATAAGTACAACTAAAATTCTTTCCAACACTTTTCGGTGCTCCTTTCAAAGATGTTAATTGATTATTAGAACACTCAAAATGCCCTTCAACACTTTCCGGTGCTCTTTCCAAAGATGTTAATTGATTACTAGAACAATCAAAAGTTCCTCTAACACTTTCCGGCGATCCTTCTAAAGATGTTAATTGATTATTAGAACAAAAAAAAGATTCTCCAACACTTTCCGGCGCTCCTTCCAAAGAAGTTAATTGATTACCAGAACAATTAAAATATCCTCCAACACTTTTTGGTGCTCCTTCTAAAGACGTTAATTGATTACTAGAACAATAAAAATCTCCTCCAACACTTTCCGGTATATTGTCAGGCAATCTTTCTAAAAACATTAAACCATTTAGATTGTATTTACCTGCTGCAACCATTTTCCACGCTTCTTTATAATCTCTCTGTATTCTTTGTTGTACATATTGTATATTTCTGTCTAATTTATTAATTTTTAACGTACGAGTTTCCTCTAACTGCGGAATAGCAATCTCTCTAGTCTTTAAATACTGCTTTAGTATAGCTCCTCCTTTAGCTTCAATAGCATCAGCTTGAAGAGGAGTAAGATTAGGTCCTACAGAAACATATTCATTTATATATTCTTGCCATAGATTATTATTCATTAAATAACTGAATATTTCATCTGTAATAGTATGACCTGATTTTAATACCATTAACTGTAAGTCTCTTTCAGCATTTAAAAATTTTACTAACGATGGGCTGTTAGTAAAATCTCTTAAAAATTGTATGTTTGCTTTTTCTTTATCTGTTAACGGCTTATTTACAAATAAATTTTCATACTGAGCTAGCACAGGAAACTTTGCTACAACTTCTTTCCATGTAGTTTTTTTTGTATTATTAAGCTGATTTGTTCGCTCCCAGCCATTTTTTTTATGATCTAATACAAGTATATGATCAGGATTAGTCTTAGGTAGTTTTTTAAAGAATATAAAGTAAAATGTAGACTCTTTTTGTAATCTGTAGCTATCATACATATTACCTCCTGCACGTCTTGATATACAAAATGAATATCCGTCACCATACTTTACACATTTATGTTGCGAATCGCCTGTATAAATTGTAAGCTCATCCGTATCAACTAATTTATCAGCACTATCTTCATGTTCAATCGTAGGTGCTGGCGGTGCATTTTTAAGTTTTTGTTTAGTATCAACAGCATCAATATGTTCTGTAAACTCTATAAAAGTTTTAAATACATTAGGCGCTTTAATAGGTATGTTTTTAGACTTAAGGTTGGTGTATAAATTAAAATATGTAGATATTTTGTTTAAGTCTTTAGTTTCGTTATAAAACTTTATTATTGTTGGCACATCACTTTTAGAAGGCGTTTGATCGAGTGCTAATAGCTTCTGTTGTAATTCTGTATCAGAAGGAAATGTTTTCGCTAATAACGCTTCGCTTTCTCTTTTACCTTCATTTAATATTTCACGAACAATACTATCAAAACTCATATGATTATTTAATCTAAACATAAGAAAGCAGTTCTTTAATCTTAGATTTTAATATCGTCAAGTTCTTCTTGAGGTACACAAAGTTTACATTTACCAGCGCTAAAGTAAATCATCTTATCCTCTATTCGGTTTATAATTATAAAGTCTCTAATACCGCACCCTATTTTTTTAAGCTGGTCTTTAAAGCTGGTTTTTATGTATACTTTTTCTTCCATATTAAGATTTAAGCTATTCTCGTTAAAATACTATATATTTAATTGCATTTTCCCAACTTAACTATATAATACAGATATGATAACAGTTGAGTTAGTAGATAAAATGGGGACTGATTTGTCAGCGGTAAATGCTGCTAGAGTTTCGTTTGATAAAAAATCTGATTGGGAATATACTATACAGAATAAATTTGATATAGAAAGTGGTACAAGCGAGACTGTTAAGACTCCTATTGGCTTAAAACCAGGTGATGAAAAGTTAATCAAATTCTTAGCTGAACATAATCATTGGACTCCCTTTGGTCATGCTTCTTTATCATTTCATATTAAAGCGCCTATCTTCGTTGCTCGTCAGCTTGTTAAACATACAGTAGGTCTCGTTTGGAATGAAGTATCACGTCGATATGTTGATAGTACTCCAGAGTTTTATTTCCCAGACAATTGGCGTAAACGTAATGAAAATAAGAAACAAGGTTCACACGAAGATCAGTTTGTACCTGAAAATGCCTTTAATGAGTTTACTTGGCCAGAGTTAATTTGTAAAGATGCTTTAGATTTATATCGAGCTATGATTAAGGCAGGTGTATGTGCAGAACAAGCTCGTATGATTTTACCTCAGAATATGATGACAGAATGGTATTGGTCTGGTTCGCTTATTGCATTCGCAAGGGTATGTAGCTTAAGATGTAAGAAGGATACTCAATTCGAAACTCGAGTTGTAGCTGATCAAATTGATGAGATAGCTAAAGAGCTCTTCCCAGTATGTTGGAAGTATTTACGTATATGACTATATATACGTAATATTATGCATCAAACAGCAGCTGAAACTATCACTAGATTTTTTAAAAGTTATATATATCCAATTGAAGAGTCTGTAACTATTGTAGAAGTTGGAGCTTGCATAGGTGGGTTTAATATTCGAGAATTAAAACCAGAAAGCGCTACTTATATAGGTGTTGACCTGCATCAGTCTCCTGGAGTAGATATAGTACTTACTGATCCGTATATATTACCTTTTGAAGATAGTAGTGTTGATTTTGTCATTAGCTCGTCTTGTTTTGAACATAGTGAATTCTTTTGGCTTAATTTTTTAGAAATTTTAAGAGTACTTAAACCAGCAGGTATTTTTTATTTAAATGTTCCTTCAAATGGTGATTTTCATAGAGACTCTGTAGATTGCTGGCGGTTTTATCCTGATAGTGGTCGTGCACTAGCCGCTTGGGGTAAAAGAAGTGGCTATAATTGTGAAGTTGTTGAATGTTATACTAGTGATAAGGGCAACGATATATGGTGTGATTATGTTAGCGTTTTTATTAAAGATGGTACTTATATTAATAAATATGCGTTCAGATTATTAGATAATTTTCATAACTTTACTAACGGATCTGTATACCCACATACACATCTCGTAAACGTTGATCATTCAAAAAGATGTGGAATGACACCGCAATCTTATATATTTTTAAACATAATAACTCCCTGTTCAAGACCTGAGAACTTACACACAATTAGTAAAAGTATTAATATACCTAAAACGAACTATAGATGGATAGTTATATGTGATATGGATGAGCTTCCCCCAAAAGAAATGATTCCTGATAATTGCGAAATTTATCTACATCGTAATCCAACAAGTGTGTATGGACATGACCAGCGAAACTATGCTTTAGATTTGATAAAAAGAGGTTATGTGTATTTTAATGATGATGATACTGCATTGCATCCAGAACTTTGGGAAAACATACGAAGCGCTGCTGCTGACTTTATATCTTTTGTGCAGTTAAATACAGATGGTACTGTAAGACTGCCTGGCACTATTATTTCCTGCTGTCATATAGATAGTCATAACTTTATAGTATCACGCGATACTGTAGGTGATATTAAGTGGTGGATTACAGAATATGGTGCAGATGGAGTTTTCGCACAAAAATGCTATGAGAATGCTATAAACAAATTATATATAGATAAGCCGCTATCTATATATAATTTGTTACGTTAATAAAAAAAATCTATATATACTAAGCCTTTTAAAAATATGACAGTTACTATTGCTACAGCAGGTTGGAACGAATCTAAAACTATTCTTCCAGTAATACGATACTATCTAGATATTTGTAAGTTTGATAAGTTTATTTATTTTGATAATTACTCAGAAGATGATACGATACAAAAAATTAACGATGCTTATGCTAATGACATAAGAGTTATAATTTTAAATACTCCCTATACAGGACATAAGCCTGTGGAAGAGACTTGCTTAATGAATACAACTATGGAACAAGATGATAGTGATGTTTTCATATGGATAGATAGTGATGAAATTTTATATTGTAAAGATTTTCAGAAACATTTTCTTGATTTGGTTAATCAAGAAAAGTTTTATTCTGCGACATATATGTCGAATGTTTATAACGACACAAACTCTTTTGAGGAGAATAAATTAAATATTGTTGATAACTTTAAATTAGTATGTACTGATACAATACTTAAAACACCTATTATTGTTAAAACAGATAAGCATACAATTACCTTTGGAGGAGGTCATCATAGCATTAATAAAGACGGTATTGATTTTGGGAACTGTGAAGATAATCCTAAGTCACCTGGATTAAAAGATTTACACTTGTTTCACTTTACGTATATAACTGCTGAAATGTATTATAATAGAAAAACTTTAGGTCGATTCAGAAATTTAAATTTAAATATCGATAACTCTTGGTATCACGATTATTGGAACCTTTCTTTAGCAGATGTACAAAATATGATTGACTATCAAAAAACAATAAGTAAATCAATTACAGAATACCTCTAAGCTATTTACCGCTACCATAATACAACGACCGCTCTAGCTCTCTAAAGCGTTTATCAGAATGCCACACCTCATCTACTTGAGGTGTATATATTCCATCATTTGTTTGTACTGACAGGTTTGCTTTCAGCTTTAATATAGAAGGCTGATATATCACTAAGGAACCTACGTTCGTCGAGGAGTTCGTTACGCATGAGGTCAGCGCGGTCACTAGAAGCATTAGTACTAGTATTGCGTAGCTTTTCAATTTCATTTATTAATTCTGTTTGTTTTGCTCTGGATAAACGCGTTACATTATAAAGCGTAGTTTTATTTTTTAACTGTAAATATGCAGTTAAAGCAGCAAGAGCCTCTTTTATAATACCAAGTAACATAAAATTATGTTCTTTATATTAAACTCCTTTATCCTTTGCTTTGCCAATATTAAGAGCTAAGAAGTCAATTATTTTATATATCCATGCAAACTTAGAAGTAGGAGATGGAGTCGGAGTTAGTGCAGCAATAGCAGAAGCCAATGCAATAACGCTCGAGACAACATTATACCAAGATTGTGATTGAAAAAATTCTAAGGCTTGTGTAAAAATCTCTGTCATGATATAATTATTTATCTAAATCAACTCTATTTTATCTTTAAAGTTATAAATATTTTTATGGATTTTAAAGATAAAGAAAACCTTATACGAAGTGTACAGCGATCACTAAATCTCGAAGCTGATGGTATAGATGGTCCCTTAACCTGGCAAACTATATTAAATAAAATAGTATTGTCAAATGGTCAAAAAGTAAGTACAGATTCAAATATTATATCACCTAATAAAGACTTTAAAGCAGTATCATTGAGTAGTAAACTTATTGAGCTTGCTCGAGAAGAAGTTGGTGTTCGTGAAATAGGTGAAACCAATTGCGGTAAACGCGTTAATGAATATAAAGGTGCAACATATCTTGATAATACTCAAAGTTGGCCATGGTGCGCTGCTTTTATATGCTGGCTTTTTAGAGAAGCAATGAAAGGCGGAAATTATACTTTTAAGCGCCCAACAACTGCTAGTGCATGGGCTTTCGAAAACTGGGCTGAGGATCAAGATATGTCGATTAGACTTAAAAAGCCTCATAATGGTGATATTGTTGCTGGTGATATTGTCATTTTTACTTTTTCTCATATTGGACTCGCAATTAGCTCACCTAATAAAGATGGTATAGTTCAAACAATAGAAGGTAATACCGATGTTGCAGGTTCTAGAGAAGGTGGCGGTGTCTATCTTAAAGAGAGACATATATCTAAGATAAGAAGTAGATTACGTTTATGCGTTTAATAAATAAAATATATGATTAAGATAATTAATAATAATGAAGTAAAGCTTTGCTGTAATGGTCAAGGTTGTCCTGTAGTAAAAAAGTTAAGTGAAGATTCTTATCAAGTAACTGACGATGATGGTAATAAGATTATTGTTAAAAAGGCAGAACTAAAATTAATGGCTGACGCAGTAACTACGTTAGACGGAACCAATCAATTAATCTGTGGCTGATTTAATTTTAACGTTATTAGCTTGCTGTGGTTTTACTTTAATATTAAAGTATGGATCTATAATAAACTACATACGTAATTTTCTTATTCAGTTCCAATTTTTTAAAAATCTTTTTTTATGCTCGCTTTGTATCGGATTTTGGACCGGTTGCATTATTGGTTTCTTCACACCATACAATTTTATCTTGCTTGGCTTTGCAAGTGCTTTCTGTAGCTGGCTTGCAGATCATATAATATTATTACTTAAAAATAAAATATGGCCTACATAGGTTTATTATTTTTAAGAATAAACTCTTTTAAAATACTTAGCATATGAATTGCATATTGCATTTCATCTTTGCTAGCTCTATCTAAAAGATCGCTTAGTTTATCTATGACGATCTTTTTTTCTATACTTCCTGTAATCTTACTTTCTTCAGCTTCAATTCGGCCTGCAGTACCTGCTGCCGCTGCTACTGAGTATGCATTTGATCCTGTATTACCTTTATTAAAGTCAAGTTGACTAGGGTATGTATGCATTCCAGAATTTCTGGGATCAGGAGCATATTTAGGATTACCAGGTTCAGAAACACTCATACCACCACCCTCATAAATTAACTGCAGTTTTTTATAATCATTCACATATATATTTAGTTGAAACCTTATTGAACTACAATATAATAGTATATGAATCAATATAAATATGATTATAATATAATAGAAACATACGTTAATTCTTTAGTCAGTCGTATTAAAGCTAGAAAGTCAGAGTTTAATTATATAGTAGGTATCGGTAGAGGTGGTCTTATTCCTGCAACAATGATAGGTTATAAATTAAACTCGCCTGTTCTTAATTACGGTGTTAGTTTATATAATGATAATAACGAACCTGAAACTTTAAAAGTATATCAAGATATAAATTTCGATGCTCTAGAATCTAATACGAAACTATTAGTAGTAGATGATATTTGTGATACCGGTAAGACCTTTTCACATTTTAAAGAACTGAAAAAGAACAATGTTATTCAGACTACTTACGCTGCATTGTTTGTTAAAGAAACTTCTATACATCTTGTTGATATGTGTACCAATATCGTCGGTGAAGAATGGATAACTTTCCCTTGGGATTCTTAATTTATGTCAGCTAGAAAAGTTACATGTATTATTACTGGTAGTTCTTATATATTTTCCACAGAATATTATAAAAAGAAAATAGCTGAGTATAAAGATGAAGATAATCTTAAGAGATTCTTTATTTTAAAGAAAGCAAAATCGTTACTTGATAGAGGATTCTCTGTACAAGAGGTGCGCAAGCATTTAGATATTGATGATAGTCAACTAATGGACTGTGATGCTCAACCTATTCAAGATTTAATAGCTTATCATAAATTACAAAATCCTAACTCTACTAAAAAAGTTGAAAGTACTTTGAACTTCGCTACTCATAAATCGGATGATGACGTTGCTAAGTTCATAAATAATATAAGAAATTATGAATAAAACAAAACGATTTATTGCGTCACAGGGTAGTGCAACTACCGTTAAAGTCTTCTTAGCTGATACAGGACAACTTTATCGTACTATTAATACAGGTCCTATTACAGCTTCGCCTATCTGTACTGAATCAGAACTAACAGTACAAACAAAAGGTTCAGATGGTAAACTAGCTACAAAAATATATGGCGTACCTTCTTTTAATCTTAAACAAACTATTAATCTCTAACATCATTGACTTTATAATAATATATAATACAATATAGTTCTACTATGAGAGAATACAGTATTTTTGAGGAACAAGTAAGTCGAAAGCCTAACAGATATCCGTGGACGGAAGAGTTTATTCGCGCTATGCATGATGGTCATTGGACTGACAAAGAGTTTACCTTTGCAGCTGATGTTCAACAATTTAAAGTTGATCTATCTGAACAAGAGCAGGAGATTATTATCAGAACTTTATCCGCTATTGGTCAGATTGAGGTAGCAGTTAAGACCTTTTGGGCTAAGCTTGGTGATAATTTACCTCATCCTTCTTTACAAGATCTAGGTTATGTGATGGCAAATATTGAAGTCATTCATAATAACGCATATGAGCGTCTTCTTAGTGTCTTAGGGTTAGAAGATATCTTCGAAAAAAATCTTAAACTAGACTTTATTCAAGGTCGAGTTAAGTATCTTCGTAAGTATACTCATAAGTTCTATAAAGACTCTAAAAAGCAATATCTTTATGCGTTAATTCTCTTTACTCTCTTTGTTGAGAATGTATCTCTTTTTAGTCAGTTCTATGTTGTAATGTGGTTTGCTCGCTTTAAGAATGTTCTAAAGGACGTTGACCAGCAAGTAAAATATACTCGTAACGAAGAAGCGTTACATGCATTAGCGGGTATTAGACTTATAAGTGATATTCGTAAAGAGCATCCTGAATTATTTGATGAAGAGCTTGAACAACGTATTTCTCATGAAGCACAAGAGGCTTTTAAAGCTGAATCAAAGATTATTGACTGGATGGTAAATGGATATAATGAAGAGAATCTTAATTCTCCTTTACTAAAAGAGTTAATTAAACAACGTCTTAATACATCCTTAGAACAAATTGGATTTAAACCTATCTTTGAAGTTCAAGAAGGTACAGATGAAAAAGTTCTCTGGTTTAATGAAGATCTCCTTGGTAATGGTCAGACCGACTTTTTTAGTTCACGTCCAATTGAGTACTCTAAAAATAGTCAATCTTTCGACGAAGATTCTTTATTTTAATTCATAGCAATCTATACGAACTCTAATAAAATATAAGTATGTTATCATATGAATGGCTTAATGCAGACTCTCGTAAATTTCTCGAACGTGGTTATTTAAAGGCAGGTGAGACGCCTGAACAAAGAATATCAGATATAGCTAATTCAGCTGAACAATATTTAAATATTAAAGGTTTTGCATTAAAGTTTATGACCTACTTGTCACGTGGGTTCTATTCTCTATCTTCTCCTATCTGGTCCAATTTTGGTAGATCAAGAGGCTTACCTATCTCTTGCTTTGGTAGCTATATTCCTGACGATATGGAAAAAATTCTATATAAAGTTAGTGAAGTAGGTACTATGTCAAAAGTAGGTGGCGGTACTTCTGCATATTTTGGTGAAGTGCGTAAGCGAGGCGCTCCTATTAGTGATGGAGGTAGTGCTACAGGCGTACATCATCAACTAACGGTCTTCAATTCTCTTATTAGTTATGTCTCTCAAAGTAACGTTAGAAGAGGATCCTTCGCTGCTTATCTTCCTATTGATCATGGAGACATTGAAGAGTTCCTAGAGATTAAGAGTACTGGTAATAGTATTCAAGATGTTTCCTTTGGAGTATGTGTAACGGATGAATGGCTAGCTGATATGAAAGCTGGTGATAAGCATAAGCGTAAAATTTGGGGTAAGGTAATTCAGAAGCGTTTTGAGACAGGATACCCTTATGTCTTCTTTACAGATAATGCTAATAATCAAGCTCCTCAAGTTTATAAAGATAAAGGATTGAAGATCAATGCGAGCAACTTATGTTCCGAAATTTTCCTAAGCAATTCTGCAGATGAATCCTTTGTATGTGATTTATCTTCTATAAATCTTGAGAAATGGGATGAGATTAAAGAAACTGATGCAGTGCAAACTCTTATCTACTTCCTCGATGCAGTAATGACTGAGTTTATTAATAAGACTGAAGGTGTCTTGTTTATGGAAGCTCCACATAAATTTGCAGTTAATCAACGAGCATTAGGTCTAGGGGTACTTGGCTGGCATTCATATCTACAGAGTAAAGACATAGAGTTTGAATCTATGGCTGCTAAACTTGAGAACGTTCAAATCTTCTCTACCATTAGATCTGAATGTGATAAAGCGACTGAGAGTTTAGCTTCTCTCTTTGGAGAACCGCCTCTGCTAAAGGGTTATGGTAGACGTAATACAACTACAATGGCTGTAGCTCCAACGACGTCTAGCTCATTTATCTTAGGTCAAGTTTCTCCCTCTATTGAACCTTTGAATAGTAATTACTTTGTTAAAGACTTAGCTAAAGGTAAGTTTACTTTCCGTTCTCCTCACTTAGCTAAATTGCTTAAATCAAAAGATAAAGATACTAATGATGTATGGATGAGTATTCTATCAAGAGGTGGTAGTGTGCAGCATCTTGAGTTCTTAACGCAACATGAAAAAAATGTCTTTAAGACTTTTAGTGAGATAACTCAAAAGGAGATTATAATCCAAGCTGCTCAGAGACAGAAATATATCGATCAAGGACAATCATTGAACTTAATGATTCCTCCATCTACAAAAGCTAAAGATGTAAATGAGCTTATGTTATTTGCTCATGAGATGGGTATTAAGTCCTTATACTATCAACGATCTGCTAATCCTGCGCAAGAGTTAGCACGATCTATTCTGAATTGTTCTTCATGTGAATCATAGTAGAAACACATAAAACCCCGGCAATAAATTTATTGCCGGGGTTTTTATAATTAACCACCAATAACCCACACTCCATTCACTACAATTACCGGTGAGTGATTTGCTCCGCCACCTGCAGCAGCAGTACCGATATTGATTCCATTATAAGCAAGCGTAGAATTAGTGATATAAGCGCGTGCACCGTTTCCGGCTATAGCAGCAGCGGGGAGAGAGTCGAATAATGTAGCAGTGGTTTTAACATAAGTTCCAGCAACAATATCTGCAGCAGCAGCTATACCTGCACCAGCTGCTATCCCTGTACCAGCGACAATACTTGTTCCAGCAACAATCCCTGCACCAGCAGCTATCCCAGCACCAGCTGCTATCCCTGTACCAGCGACAATATTTGTACCAGCTGCTATTCCTGTACCAGCGACAATATTTGTACCAGCTGCTATCCCTGTTCCAGCGACAATACTTGCAATAGCAATAATACTTGCACCAGAGGCTATATTTCCTCTAACATAAGAGTTACCTAAGACTGTTGAATCACCAGCAACAGTTAATTTACCTTTCATCACTGTATCTTGTTCAACAGTAAGTTTAGAATCTATATTTGTTTGTTGAGAAACGATATTAACATTACCATCGCTTTTTAATTCTGTGTACTTAGAAGTTACATAAACGGAGCCTGGCGACGCTACCATAACCTGTGACCCGCCGATAACTGTCATGCCGGTGCCAGCAAACTTCATTGAACCTGCAGATTTAATATCAATACCCCCAGCGCCTGCTTGAAGATTTATTTTCGTTGCTGCATTAACTGTTACATCACCTAAGGGAATAGTAGATGCTGTATTAACTTCATTAAATTGCGGAACAAGTGCCGGTTCATCAGTTATAACACCAGCATAGCCAACTCCAGTATATGTTGATCCGCCTTTTACTTCTCTTGCATCTTTTTGCAAATTACCTGAGTCAAAATTTGCAGGACTAGTACCTGCAACTATATTAATATGTTTACATGACAGAAAGTGAAGATTACCGCCCTCGCCCATACTTTGAGCTATTTGAGTTAATTCTTCTTCTTTTTCTTTTAATAAATTTTGAACGTCTTCAGGACTACCAGCTAATTCAGCGCCTGAATTATTACCAGTACCTGGAATACCATTTTCAGGTATACTTTGCATAGCTGCAATTTCTGCCTGTACTTCTATATATCTTGAAGCGAGAATATTATTTAAAAATTGTGGAGAGCCTGTTATGAAGTGATGATCGCCAAATGTTCGATCTTCTTTATTTGTATAAGTTAAAGTATGGTGATTGCCTTTAACTGTTGTAAAGCTATCGCCTTGAGTTAGAACTTGTCTGTTATTTGGATTAAATTCAGTAGTAACTTGATTACCAAATACTAGACTTGCACCTCCTCTATGTGCTAAACTTACACTCTCTGAACCAGTTGTATTATTAAAAGTAATCGTACCGGCGCTATGATTCCACACCGCTTCATTACGATACATATTTAACTCATTTGGATTTAAAACAGGTATTAATGAAATTGCCATATTAATTTAAACTGATGGAGGAGGTTGCGCGTTAACACTAAACGGTCCTGGGTAACTTGGTCTAATATTATCATCTACACTATACATACGATTTATATCATCTGCAGATTGAAGAACACCTGTAATAATAGGGTAGCTTCTATTACCATATAAAAATTGAATAATAACATGAGTACCAACAGTAGGAATTGCAAACATACCTTTTGATAAATTAGATCTATTATCACAAAAATATGCTCGACCATAGGTATTTATTCCTCTAGTACCGAGAACATTTGGTGCTCCGGAAAATCCATCAGAAATAGCATGTATCCCAAATTGCGCGGCTGGTGGTGCTCCACTGTCTGGGATATTTCCGAATATAGATATATCAGATGAATCTGTTGTACTTGCTCGATCACGAGCAGCATTATACTTACCCATTGAACTTTCACCTAAAACAGACATACTTACATATGCCCAGGTTTCATATATATCTATTAATTCTAGGTTTGGTGTTGATATTCCTCCGACAATATTATTACCTCTTGGATATCTGTAACTTTCATTATTATTATCTACATAAGTAACACCTTCGATTTTAACTTTTACACGACCTTGCGCATTATAGTTAACAGGCGAGCTTATATCGCTATCAAATATTACAACACCTTTATATAATCCAAAAAGTCTTTCCATATATTTAAATACGATTTAAAGTATTAATAGTATTTGTTGCTCTATTTAAGCTACTTGAAGTTTTATTCAAGTAGCTTGTTAAAACGTTACCTGGTTCCGCTAATGTATTTGATATTTCTTGAGCTTTATTAGCTATTGTAATAACACCGTTATTTATTTTTGATATATCAGTTTTCTTAATATTACTAGCTACATTAGCTGTAATACACTTTAAAAGTCTTGCTGCATTAAAGTTACAATTATCTTTATTAAATAAGTTATTTTTAACACGCTTTACAAAATCTTTAATATTTTGTATACTTTGAATAACACTATCAACAATGCCTTGTATTGAGGCTATTAGGTTGTTAAGAGCTCCAACTACACTATTAATCACTCCATTAATAGTATCATTAACAATACCAAGTAAAGCATTAGCCATATCTAACGGTGCTGCTAATAATATTGATATAGACTGCTTTACAATAGCTGCGAGTTCTTCCATTACTAATTGAGGTAAGCATAAAATACCTCCAATAGCTCCAGATATTGATTCAACTTTACCAGCTGTACCTGTAATTAAACCTCCTATTTGTGTGACAGATGCCATAAAACTATTTAATCATTGAATCTAAAACGAACTATCATATAATAATAATATGTTAATTGCACACGAAGCCCCTATATCAATTTTAAATAATATTCAACAAGTAACAGATTACGACTATGCTCTAGTACATCTATTTGAAACGCGTCCGGAATATTATAAGTTTTTTAAACATGCAGTTGCTGCTGGACGAGAAGTATTACTTGATAACTCGATTTTTGAACTAGGTACTGCTTTTGACGCTTCTAAGTTTGCAAAGTATGTTAACGATCTTAAACCTACGTTTTATGTTGTACCTGATGTACTTGAGGATGCAGCTGCAACAATTGAATCATATATTAATTTTAATATAAATTATGACTTACCAGGATTAAAGATCGGAGTTGTTCAAGGTAAAACTTATGAAGAGTTAGTAGATTGTTATACCTTTATGAGTAATAACGCAGATTATATTGCTATTTCTTTTGACTATTCTTTTTATCAATTTATTGGTCGTCGTTATGGTAATAATACGTCAGCTAATCAAGCTAAGCTTCAGCGTCAGAGTTCTGGTCGACAAGCGTTAATTGATATGCTTAAACGAGATGGTATTTGGAATTATAATAAGCCTCATCATCTGCTTGGTGCTTCTCTTGCTTCTGAATTTTCTGTATATAAAGGTGATGTAAGTATTAGATCATGTGATACTTCTAATCCAGTAATAGCGGGGTTGTATGAGCAACTATACATTAAAGGTATCGGATTACGTTATAAAAACTCTACTAAATTGGTCGATTTAATTGATACTCCGTTCAATGAGACTAATTTATCAGATATTCTCTTTAATATTAAATGTTTCCGTTCTATTTGTAATGATTGATATTCATAAAGAATTTATTAAACCTCGTTACTGGGTGGCACTCTACTCTATGTCTGGATCAGAGATTGTCAAGATAAGTACCCATATTGGGAAATATCCTGATCTGATTATAACTGATAATGAAAATATTGAGTCATGGCATCCTATGATGAAATCGCTAGCTTATCTAAATATTCTTATAACTATTAGTAAAGCTAATCGTAAGAATATTGAAGTTTTAAAAAACTTATTTACATCAGATCAGCAAACCTGTATTACTCTTCATGGCTGGCTTAATATTGTACCTGCAGAGATTTGTGAAGCTTTTGAAATTTATAATGGTCATCCAGGTCTTATTAATGTGTTTCCAGAATTAAGAGGCAAAGACCCTCAACAGCGCGTATGGGATAGTATTGATAAGTATCCTATTGTAGGCAGCGTGGTACATAAAGTTGTAGCTGAAGTAGATGCAGGTGATATTATTAGCTCTGATACTGCAAGTAGTGATAGATGTACTTCATTAGATGAAACATATAAAGTACTGACTGATACTTCTTTTAACGCGTGGAAAAAAGCAATCAATACTATATTATAATATTATGATAATCTCTTTTAGTGGATCACAAAGTTCAGGAAAAAGTACGCTTCTCAATTATTTACGAACTAAGGATATAGATAATTATTATTATCCTCCGATAACCTTTATCCCAGAAATTACTCGACTTGTTAAGCGTAAATATAATCTACCTATTAATGAAGAGGGAACAGATTTAACTCAGCTATTAATTGCTAATGAGCATTTAGTTAACTGCTTACTACCCGAGCATCAAAATAATGTTACAATTCTTGATAGGTGTATTATAGATGGTTTAATTTATACTAAGTGGCTTTGGGATAACAATCAAGTTACTGAACAAACGTATCGATCAGTAAGTCATATATACGATTTGATTCACGATAAGTATGATATCATTTTTTATACTTCTCCTAAAGATATTGAACTTGAAGATGATGGAGAACGAAGTATCGATAAGCAATTTAGAGATGATATTATTAAGGCTTTTGAAGAGCATATTAAAGATCTAAAAAATGTAGTCATACTCGAAGGATCAATTCAACAAAGACTTAATACTATTAAAGAAACACTTGCAAAACATAACATTCACATTACAATATAACTATGACATCTAAATTGGATAACTCTAATATCTCACGGCATCTTGGCCAGACTTCATCTTATAAGTCTATCTACGATTCCTCTTTAATCGTACGTGAACCTAGGCAAGCTAATCGTACCCATCTTAATATTCAAGACGATGATCTACCCTTTACTGGTACTGATACTTGGAATGCTTATGAAGTATCTGGTCTAACTAATTCTGGTGTACCTGTAGCTGGTATTGCTAAGATCGTTTACTCTTGTACTAATAAATATATCGTTGAGTCTAAGTCTCTTAAGCTGTACTTTAACTCTTTTAATATGACTAAGCTAGGTGAGTCTAGTGAAGAAGTCAGAAAGACTATTCAAGAAATAGCTGCTCGAGATTTATCTAGATTACTTGAAACTGATGTTAAGGTGAGAGTATTTTCAAATAGAGAAGTTCTTGATGATACTACTACGGCTCAACAAGAATGGTTTGCTTATAGTAATGCAAGTCCTGATATTCAAGAGTTTATTACCTTAGAGGATGATTATCCTTTTGATGAACTTGAAATTAGTAAATATTCTGAATCTCCGGAACTCTTAGAAGTTATTGATTCTGAGAAAGAGGTTACTTCATATCATAGCTCTCTACTAAAGTCTAATTGCAGGGTTACTAGTCAACCTGACTTCGGTGATGTCTTTATTCATATTAAAGGCTCTAAGACTATTGAACCTGCTTCTATGTTGAAGTATATTATCTCTTTTAGAGATGAATGTCACTTTCATGAAGAAATTTGCGAGACTATTTATACAAGACTTTGGAATCTGCTTAAGCCGCAGGAGTTAGTAGTTCGTTGTTTATATACTAGACGCGGCGGTATTGATATTTGTCCTGAGCGTGCTTCAGAACCTAAGCTTCAGCACTTCTCGTTAAATGATACTACAGTAGCTTATATTAAGACTCCTCGACAATAGTAAATTAAAGAATTAATTTAAAAAACCTCTACTTCGGTAGAGGTTTTTTTGTGTTCTGATATAAATAAACTATATATGGCGATATCTTCAACCAATAATGGGTCTACCTTTTATAACATCAATGATTGTAGATCTTTTAATCAAACCGTTAGTACTGCCCTCGTATCTCTAAGTTCGTATACTTGTTCTGAAGTTATTGTTATCAATAAGACAGGTGGTTCTATTTATGTATACGATTCTAATTATTTTGACGATTCTAATCGGCTTCTTTTAGAATCAAATGAGAGTATTGTTATTAGAGGTATTACTAATTCCGCACAAGTAAGTGCAAAGACAGCTTCTGGGTCAGGTCTCGTCTACTTTAGAACCCAATTTTTTAGTCTTCTTCCTCAACGATAAATGGTAACAATTCCTACTATACCTAATCATGATACTATCGGTATTTATAGTGGTGGGGTTTCCACACCACAGCTTGCCGCACCTCCTGGCTACCAATATATGTCAGTGAATGGATCCCCGGTCACCTACGCGGTCGGACGGCGGATACAATTGCCGACTGTAACCCCTGGGCTCTCTCTTTCGTCGCCGTCAACTTACCGGGTATTTCAGCGCAACGGATCAAATCAGGCCAATATCGTGATTGCGGGCACGTATACGGGGCAAAATCAAACAGTCGAGGCACGCTGGGGAGACGGGACATGGGAGACGGTGGCATCCCCGACGGATGGAGTTTTTTCTGGTAGCATTTTACGTGGGACCGGCCAGGGAACTCTATCCGTTCGCATGGGAGGCACTCAGGTGGACGTTCCTTATGTGGGCATCGGGGATATTTTCGGCATCTGGGGCCAAAGCAATGGTTCCGGCCGGGGAACAAATAACCAATCGTATTCCCACGCCAGTCTCAAAGCCGCGATGCTTGGCAACGATAACACATGGAAAGAGTTGACTGACCCGACGGACATCGCCACCAATCAGGTGGACTCGATCAGCTATGACGGGCCGTTTGATGCGGCGGGATCGGTCTGGCCTTTGGTGGCCACCGCTTACATGGCATCCAAAGGATTCCCCGTCGCCTTTGTGCCATGCTGCCGTGGCGGAAATGGCAACGTCCGCTGGCAGCCTCCCGTGGATCATTTTGATAGGAATACGCTTTACGGGTCCGCTCTTTACCGCACATCCACTCTGGCGGGCGGGTGCAAGGCGGTTCTGTATTGGGCAGGAGAACCCGGAGTGGACGCCGCAGCCAGCGATTACGGCCAATACAAACCAATCGCTGTGGCAGTTGCCGCCGATTTGGGTGTGCCTGTCATGCGGTGTAAACTCCAATATTGCACTGGCGGAACATTAGCGGAAGCCAATGGGGTAGCCGCTGCTGTCCAGTATATTTGGGACAATCCCGTGGAGTTCAACGCCGTCACCGGGCCTGATTTCAGCGACATCATCTCCGACGATGGATTCCACCTTATAACTGATCCTAAAATCCAACTCGCCGCCTCCAGATGGGCCACTGCCATGCTTAACGCATTCTAAAATTATGCCAAACAACATCACCGCATCCCCCGAAAGAACGTCACTCCTGCCGGAAGTGTCGTTCCCGATTTATAACCCAGCCACGGATTCGCTGGAGCATATCAAAGGAAAATATCTGTCCTCCGGCAGCGGTAGTAATGCCGTGCCCGTCACGGGCGGGCTCTATTTTGACGGGTATGCCAACACCGGCCCGGTGTCTCACTCGTTGACGGGTGCCAATGTTTTAAGCACGCCATTCACGATGACCGCTACTATCGTGGTGCCTCCGAAGTCTCTCATCAAAGCGACCGGGCGCGGCATCGTGGGCATTTCTGCCAGCGATCCGACCAGCACCCTTAACTCATCCATCACCATTGGCATCCGGGGCACCACCGGATACGGCAATGCAGGAGTAAGCAACGCGGGGGATTTAATCATCAAGGCAATTGGATCAAGTGGCAGTGACCTTGACATGGTAGTGACGGGGTTCTGTGACGCCTACGCGGGGCAGACCGTGCGCATTGACTTTACCCGTGGACTTACCACTGTGGACTTTCCGGTCAAGGTGTATATCAATCGCGTTCTCGCAGTATCCGCCAGCGGTAGCGGCTCAGATTGGGGCTGCTCCATGGGGTCAAATCCTTACTTCTTTTATGGAGCACAATCATCCGCCCGACCATGGGTGGGGAAGATCATCCAAGCGGGGTTGGGCGTGCTGGAATATTTGGCAGATGATATTTTTGGTTTCAATCTCCCTTCATCCCCTCAACTTGGCAGCGTCGTCTGGGGCAGCATAATCAATAACCGCGACCAGGACTGTAATGCCTACTCCGGTTTTACCTGGAATGACTGGACGCAGGATGGAGTGGCTTATACCGAATCCGGCGGCGGAACGGTCACGCCGACGGCAGGCAGTGCCAATTCCTGGGCACACGGGGAAGTCAATGGCACCACTGCACCGGGCAAGCTAAGGCTCACCGCGAAGGCCAGTAGCGGGAAAAATATCGCTGCCAAAGGCGGGGCAGTGAGAGGGCGGGCCTACCGCATCACCATCAAAGCCCGGTGCGCCAGCGGCACATCGGTCCCGCTTTACATCGGATTTGGGCATAACGTCTCTGATACCTCACAAGATACCAATATTGGGGAAGCTTTGGTAATCACCCCCACCAGCACGGAATTGACCTATACTGCACGGGTAGTTGCCCGTCGTTCCTCAACTTTCAGCATCGCCTTGGTCAACGATGCGGATTCCGCAGGGCAGGTTTTTGAGTTCGACACGATCACGGTGGAGCGGGACGGATGGGCCGTCTGGACTAACATGGATTATGGGGACAGTTTTGTGGTGCCTAATATCAGTAATCCTGACTCTGACGGCATCATCCCGGCATCGTCCGCCATCGCGTGGGATTCCCCGCGCCGGAATGTTGCCAGTTGCGTCACACTGGCGGCAGATCAGGCAGTGACTTCATCGACCACATTGGTGGATACCGGTCTCACTTTCCGAGTCGCGGCCAATGCCACTTACTTGTTTGATTTTACGGTAAGGTTTACCTTGGCGGAACAGCGAGCGGGCTTAAATTTAACCTTGTTGCCCCATCCGGGGCAGTGGGCGCAGCCACCGTTGTTATTTTCAACACGGTCCAGAACAATCTTAACGAAGCACAGGATGCCGCTGCGTTCCCGGTCCTGGTGCAAGGGTCCATGGGCTATGCCGGCACGCACCAACTGCGCATTCAAGGGGTTATTGAAAACGGGGCAACAGAAGGACTGATCACTCTCCAGATGGCTCAATTTGTATCCGACGCTGGAGCTATTACGATCAAGAAATACAGCACGGCAGTTTTCACTCGCCGTAAATAATTTGGGCGATTTGCGACCCCATTTTGCAACTCCTGATCTTAATTCCATCCGTAAACCGTTGATAATGAAGTGGTCCCGCAGAGACTTGAACCCTAGACCAAAGGATTGTATATCCTTTAAATTGTTATATTTACTCCTTTAGATTAAAAATTATTAAAAAAGCGGTGATGCTAAAAACATCACCGCTTTTTGTTTGTAAATTTCTTAGAGCATTCCTAGCAATGCAAGACGTCTAGCCTGCGGAGAGACACTGTCAAAACCGTTTGCAGTTAAAGACTGAACAGTAGTACCTGTTTGACAAACAAACAGCGTAGACGTGTTGTCTGTATATAACACACTTAAGGTAACTCCTTGATATGCTCTATCAACTCTAAAAGTAGTACCATTAAATGCAGATAGTGTTGTCGTGAAGATGCCAGTACCAGATGCAGGGTTGGTTAAAGAATTAAATAATATACCTCTTACCTGCTTAGCACTTAAAGAAGCTACATTAAGAGGACCTGTTCCAACAGTAAGGAGTTCAACAGTTTTAGGTAAACCAGTACCAGATACAGACCAACTAAGATTAGCAGGTGTTTGCCCAAAAGCGGAAAGAGCTTGATTGTTATATGAAATAAATGCCATACTATTATTTATGTCTTTTTGTACAAAATATAATACTTTATTATGATTGTTGATATATTAATAGTATTTCTTGCTTTGTAGATGTATTTTTATTGAAGTGTGATATAGCGTTTGTTGAACCTAGGATCTGTTCTTGTATCAATTTAAATGTATCAGGAATAGCTTCACAAATTATTTGCTTATATGTATTATTAATAACAATACCAATATATTTAACAGAAGGCTTGATGGATTTTTTTATAAGATTAACAATAAAAGACTTATACTCGTCAAGACTACTATATTTACCGGTATTATAAATTTCTACATTATGGTATGGAGGACATGTAAAAACACAATCATAATTTTCTTGCGGTGTAAAATTAGTACAATCTTGATTATATATGGTTAGCTTATCGGTATAGTGTATTGTATTAGCGATTTTTTTAATACCACTACATGACTCTGTCCAAATATCATTATAGATATAATTTATATTACAAGCTGCAGCGCCAATAAATCTATGTCCCCACCCTCCACATGGATCATATATTGTTGTTACATTAGTATCTTCAATAAATTTTTTAATCCAAAGAGGTGAAAAATGTGAATACCCAATATGTATACCTGATATTTTAAACCCACGCAATAATTCTTTATGATTAAACGTATCTTTAAATAGATATTTTTGCCTATTTAATATAAGTTTTTCTTGTATTACAGGATTTTTAAAAAGTTCGCGTTCAATATGATAAAAATGTTGTTGATTGGTCAATACTATTCTATTATTAGCTGGAGCAGCGCTATAGTTGCCTGTATTGCGTGTAATGTTTTTAAACTCTTTTAAACATTCTTGTAGGGTATATACATATTGTAATTCTTCTGTGTTTAAATTATTACTTTGCGGTATTTTATTACTATTTTTCTTTTCTAAACGATGCTGTTTCATGTAGTTATTATGTTCTAGTCTACGTTCAGGTGTTAAATTATTATACCACTCTTTCCATTTTTTATGAGTTATACCTTTTGCTGCTCGATATTCTCGATATTCTTTGTTGTATTGCTTTTGCTCTACTGTCAATTCTTTATGTCTTGCTTTTGCTTTAGCTCTAATTTTACTAGGATCAATCCAATATCTTACAGTGTCAGGCCATACGTTAAACTTTGCCTTAACAGACGATATACCATGTTCTAAAGCATATGAAATAATTTTTTGTTTTTGCTCATCAGTGAATGTTTGCTGTTTACGATATGTTTGTATACTGTTATTTATTGTCATATTTATCTTGTTTAGAGAGATTATCTTTTTCCCAAAGCGGTTGATAATTAGTATAATGACATATTTCACGTAGCGTATTATCGTCATTTATATCAATTAGTTTTGCGAGCGGTTTAATATGATCTAAATGCCAACAATACTCACCTCTTGAATGATTATCCCATGTCATACCTTCAACAAATTGTTTCTCAATATGTTGTTTAAACTCTTCTATAGTACAACCTAAATATAGAATAGAAGAGTGAGTCTTTGAGACTTGTGCATATTTAACAGCAACTCTAACATGCTCTCGTATATTACATCTTAACTTATACAGTGGATCTTCATTATATCTTTTTCTATATTCTCCAGCATTCAGTTGTTTTTTATAACGCTCTGCTGCTAGTAATGTATAGTGCTCTATATTATCGAGACGGTGCTGTTTAATAGCTATATTACGTGACTGCCTTTGTTCAGGTGTTAAGCTATTATACCACTCCTTTCTTTTTTTACGAGTTATACCTTTTGCTGCTCGATACTCTCGATATTCTTTTTCGTGTTGTATTTGTTCAGGTGTCTTACCTAGTGTATTATATTTAATTTTGCTTTGTTGTTTTTTAACTTCACGTAAGTCAGGATCTATCCAATATCTTACGGTCTCTGGCCAAACGTTAAACTGTTTTTTTACTGACCAAATACCGTGTTCTAGAGCATATGAAATAATTTCTTGTTTTTGTTCATCAGTGAATGTTTTATTTTTACGATAAGTCTTCATATGTATACTTAATACCAACCAACTATATTATATCATATTTATTCAAAATTGCTCTAACATTATTTTAATATATATAAGGAAACCCACGGGAGAGCAATCTCCCGTGGGTTTATTATTATTGATTCTTATAACTCGTTGATTATCAACTATCAGAAGTAGACCGACTGGTTGGCTGGCGTAAACGCCTGACCAAGACCTTGAATAATTACGACGTGGTAGTAGAGGTTAGCACCAAAAATGTTATCGACTACGCCATAACGTGTAAGCAAGCCAACACGAGGAGCAAAGTCATTAGGACCAATGGTTCTCTGTACCATAATCGGAATATAAGGGCAGTAAATAATACCAGTATCGTAGAATTCAGGACCCTTATAGCCAAGTAGGGCATACTCAATTCCTTGAGTACGACCGGCAGAGTAGCCGACATCACCATAATAGGTTGAGTTCTGAACTTCGGTACGAGTATCACGATATACGCTGAATCGTCCACCAATAGCACCGATCTTCGCAATACCGACTGGCTGTGTGTTTACATCGCCTTGAACAGGTACCCACTGGAATTCAGGGAGCATTTCAAGTATAGCACAGACACGAGGAGTTGCAACAATGAAGTTAGCAGAGCCACGACGATTACGCGTTGCAATTCTGTTAGCTTCAATAACGATACGTTGATAGAAGTCTCTGTTACGTTCAACTAACCAACGAGCATCAGCAGAAGCAGGATTCCAGAAGGAATAGCCTACACCAGCAGGAGCGTTAAGGGCAGTTTGAATCATCCGCATGATCATTTCACGGTCAATTTCGGCCTGAATTTCATACGACATAGCGTTTGTAATTTCAGAATCGATATCGATACCGTTCATGTTCTTAAGATCTTGTTCGAGTTCAACGGACCAACGAGCACCTAACCGACGAGTAACAGCTTCAACAGCTGTCTTTTCGAAGGTTACGTTAACCTGTGGAATGTTGTTCTGAATTTCGAAGTTCTTAAGAATTTCAGCAACACCGTTATCTTGAGCAGCAAATGTCCAGGCAGCATTGCCTGAAAGAGCTGTAGAAGACACACCAGTGAAGCGAGTATCAAGATGCTGGTAACCTAATTCGTTTGTACCTTGACCTGAACCGTAAGATAGAGGTTGGTTGTAACGAGTTCCAGGAGCAGAAGCACCACCATCAACACCACCAGAAGCAAGCCCGGTATTGTCATACTTATAGCGCAAGGCAAAAGCAAGACCGACTGGACCAGACATAGGTTGGACACCGACGATTTCATTCGAGATGAGTTCAGGGAACGTACGACGAATCATTGGAATAAGGATCTTAGGTAGACGAGAATCACCAGCGGCATAACTGTCTGTACTAGAGATAGAACCAGGAGGACTATATTGACCTCCTGCATTAGTACCAAAAGCACCACCAGCACCACCAGAAGATTGCTCAAAGCAATATTGCTCTTGGTTCTCAAGAAGTACTGCTGTACTCCAACGGGTATGCTCGTCTTTAATTTCCTTAATAGAATCAGATTTAAAATCAAGTACTGGCGCCCACTTTTCGAGCAAGCGTGCAGCTTTATTTTTATCTATAAATGTTTGAGGTTTATTCATATGTTTATTTATTATTTCCTTTCTTTTCGACCTCATGAAATGAGAATTATTTTTCTTACTTCATGTTACTCAGGTGTTGCCACCTCATAATTCCGGATAAATTGTTATTTAAAGCGTTGTAGTTCATCAACATACGGGTTTTTATATCGTGATGTTGACTCTTGTTGTATTTCTTGAGGAGCATCTGCTTTAACCTTACGATTGTCAAATGCTTCTTCCTTTATCATATTTAGTCTTTCTTGATCTTTTCTTTCAAATAACCTTAAAGTATAATCAAAGTTTTCTTCAATAAATTTAGGACTCTTATCTCCTAAGACTCTCTTAAGATAATCTTTCTTTTTAGCTGTAAGATGGCTTGTTTTACTTTCGAGTATTGCATTGGCTTTGGCTTTATTATAATTTTCCTTTATAATAGTATTTTCAGCTTCCAGTTTCGCTACTTTAGTAGTCAATTCAGTAATTTGATTCTTACCATCTACTACAGCACCTTTAACAGATTCACTCATAAGAGCTGAGTCAACAGCGAGTACTTTCCTTAAGTTCTGGAGAACAGTAGCTGCTGTACGATTCTTTGTAGCTTCTAAAATGGCTTCTGCTGGAATAGCTTCATCAATATACTCTTCTAAATAACTAGAAACAGATTCAATAATATTGTCTTTAAAATCTTTTGCTTTAGTATTAATTTCTGTTTCATATCTATTAACAACATTTAAAAGCTTTTTAGCATTAGAGAGATCAACAGCTTCTATTACTTTTTTTAGCTTCTTAGTATGATCAACATCAATAGCAGTTATTAATTGCTCTAGCTTTTCAGCATAAAGACTATCTTGTTCAACTAAAGCAGCTTCAATAAGAAGATCTGTCTTACTTTGAAAAGCATCTTGAATTGCACTAATAGATTCTTCACTAAGAATCTGCTTTACATCATCTGTTAACATGTTTGTTATTTTCATACTAGAATAAAGGGGTGTTAATGGCTTGATCGATTCTATTAGAAATCTTACTCTCGACGGCCTGTACTAAATATTTATTAGCTTGAGCATAATTTTTTGTTGAAAGCGCGTAAATAAAGTTAGCTATATCAACTGATTCTTTTAAGGCTTTCTTTTTACCTTTTTCTATAGCAGCTGCTCGTTTACCTTCATACTTTGAAATCTTTGAATCTTTGTTAAGATCAGCTTTCGGATTTATTTTAGCCTTGCCTTTTACCACCATTTTCTTTTTGGCAATCACCTTAGCAGGTTTTTTGTTTTTTTTAAGTTTAGCCATATATTTATTTATACTTTATTATCGTTTTATACTCTATGCTTCTTAAAAATTACTAATAAATTTTAAAATTTGCTCTCTAAGATATGCATCAACATCTTTCGTAGGTAATTTACCTACGCTCTTTTCAAATTTAGCATATGCTTCTTCATATTTACCGCTATCAGCTAATACCCATTGCTTAGATTCAAGTATACCATTAACAAATGCTTTAGGAAAAGATGGATCAGCGACACAATCTACAGCAACAAGTCTCATGTTACGTACAACATTATGTCCTCTTGATTCTTCTAAGGTACCTAACGCACGCGAAGACATACCTACTTTTACACCATCGTTAATTAAAGATCTTACTATTTGACCACAGGGTGTAGTTAGTACTTTTGACTTACCGAAAAATACATTGTCTTGTTCATATAGTTCTGTAACAATATGACATGCTCTTTCAAGATCAACATCAGCAGATGCAGGGTGATTAAGCTCGCCCATCGCGCGTCCTGGTGTTATCATCTCCTCATTATATCTCTTTACTTCACCTCTTAGCTCGTCTATGGGATACAGTCTCTTATTCTTATTAACTCCTTCTGCCATCATATATGGACCTTTTATATATAAAGTTGATGGTGTTTTTCTATTAGTTTCTTCTAAAATGTATTCAAAATTGTCTTCTAAGGCAGGTTTTTCAACAAGAAGGTTAAGTTTTAAGGGCATATATTTTATTTATATCATTTTATAATTTTATAAAGGTTTTATTCATTATTGTAGATACACTAAAAAAATAATTTAACTATAAAGTCGTAAATGACTGTCTATAGTATATAATTACTATATATGGCTAGACTTACCCAAGAAGAATTTGTTGCAAGATGTAATGTAAAGCATAATAATCAATATAACTATTCAAAAACTCTATACACTACAACAAGAGATAAAATAATAGTAACTTGCGTACATCATGGAGATTTTTTTGTACTAGCAGATAATCATTTAAGGAAGAGTGGTTGTCCTAAATGTGGTACTCAACTAGGTGCTAAATCTACAACCCTATCATACACAGAATTTGTTAATAAAGTTTCTGATACTGATCGCTTAAATTTACTATTTTATGAAGCTGATTATATAAATTCACGTACACCTATAACAGTTATATGTAAGAAGCATAACTACGAATTTAAGCAAAAGCCATACGATATATATACAAATCGAACTAAATGTAAACATTGTTTGTTTGAGAAACTCTCTAATAAAAGCCGAAGTAATAATCAAGATTTTATTATGAAAGCTCGTGAGATCTATAATGATAGATATCTATATGATAATATAGTATATACTTGTAATACTGAAGCTGTTAATATTACTTGTAAACAACACGGTATATATAGTATTACGCCAAAAGAATTTTTACGTGGATATCATTGTAAAAAATGCATGAAGCAAGATTTATTAAAAAAGAATAGTACTATGTTTTTTAATACGTTTAAAGATAAATGGCCTAATTATACTATTAAGTCAGAGTATAATGGATGTTATTCTCCGATACTTATAAATTGTAACTTACACGGTGATTTTTATGCATCTCCTGAGCAATCTCGAACCTCACAAGATATATGTGATAGCTGCCGCGTTTATAGAGGCTCACAACAAGAGTTAAAAATTACTAATTTATTAGATAAATATAACATAGAATATCAGAAACATAAAAAAATTAAAGGTGCTAAGGGTATGTTTGAGATAGATATTTTCTTGCCTAAACAAAATATCGCAATAGAAGTAAATGGATTATACTGGCACCGTGATCGAGATAATGGTAAATATTCAAAAGATTATCATTTAAATAAAACAGCTACTTGCTTTGAGCAAGGTATTACACTCTTACATTTTTATGATACTGAAATTGATACAAAGTTTTCGATTATTAAGTCAATCTTAGAAAATAAATTAAATCTCAATACACGTAAGGTACATGGTAGAAAAACGATTATTAAATATGTATCTAATGTAGAAAAGAAAATGTTCTTAGACACATATCATATGCAAGGCAATGATAGAGCTTCGATATGTATTGGATTATATTATAATGATGAGTTGTTATCTATTATGACATTTGGTACACGAAAAATTACCGGTTCAGTAGATCATGAACTTTTAAGATACTGCGTAAAATCAGGAGTAAATGTAGTAGGAGGATTCTCTAAACTTATTAAATTCTATAGCAAACAACACAATATTACTACTATTAAGACATATGCAGATAAACGATATAGTCGAGGTCATGTATATAATATAAATGGGTTTAAGCATTTACGTGATTCTGCTCCCTCATATTGGTATTTTAATACTAAAGCATATAAGTTACACCACCGCTATAATTTTGCAAAACATTTACTAAAAAACAAATTAGAAAACTATGATGAAAATAAAACAGAGTATGAAAATATGCGAGACAACAATTACTTTAGAGTTTGGGATTGTGGGCACTGTGTATTTGAGTACACCGTCTAGTTTATTTAATTTTTTAACTCTTTCTCTGTTAATATAAGAAAATTAAGTTTATTCTTCTTACAATACTCATTAGCACTCTCCCACTTTGCTTGATTTACTATATATTGAGCTTGATCATATACTAAGTGTTGTTTTTTTCTGTACTTAGTAGTAGGGGGTAATGTCTGTTTAAAAGGTTTTATTTCTATAAGATATTTCTTTATCACCGTACCTTCACGAATCGCAACATAATTATCGACATAATATCGATGCATTTTACCGTCTACAGGGCTTATGTATGGTATTATTACGTTTTCACTTCCCCATTGAATTATATTAGGATTAAAGTCACAAAATCTAAAGAATTTTAATTCTAGACCAGAGCGATATATAGCCTTAGATCCTATTAATTTATTAGGATATTTAGGCTTGTAAATGCCTTGCTTGTACTTTGGATTATTAGGTATATTATTCATCCTACGAAAAATAGCGTTGGATCCGCGTCTCCCGCTCCTGGAGAAGCTCCTTCTAATAACATTTTTTCGAGTGCGTCTCTTTCACCTATACCTTCGGCTAATAAGTCAGTGTTAAGAGAGCCACCACCGAGTAATGACACTCCTGTGAACTTACCTCGAACTCTTCCAATTACTATCTTGCATAGAGCAGATGCATATTTATATACCCATTGCTCTTTAATTAAATCTCTAATAGGTCGCTCTACATAACAGGTTATAACACCATAAAAACGACTTACATTAGGTTGCGGATACATTTGCATATATTGAGTACGTGGATTAAAGCTAATATCTTTTCTTGTCGCTAGCATTTTTTCACGTGTATCAATAAACTCCTTAACAGTATACCACGATACTAAATCGAATCCAAAATTACCTAAAGCATAACTAAAATAAGTTTGTTGCGCGAGTGTTTGCTCAAGTGTAAATAGAGTATTAACTCCATTAGATGAACCTTCTTCAAATTCAGTCACATCAATAACTTTCCTATAATCCATTATATCATAATCAAAAGCATTATTATATGTGGTTACTGTTGTTGGTTCACTTTGTTTGGTTAATACTCTCTGCTTAGTCGGTGTAAAATAAGAAGATAAACTTGTATTAAAACTTGTAATACTGCTATATATAGTTTGATCTATAATATCAAACGCATCCATATTAATGGTAAATACACTTGATAAAGAAGAAGATGATGCAAAAACTGATGTAGGTACTTCAGTGGTTATAACATATACAGCGCTAGGAGTTTCAGCTGTAAATCCCATACTCGGACTAGGAGGAGACTGTGCTAGTTTTTGTGCTTGAGTATAAGATGAGTTTGAGATTGTAAATAAATGATCGAGACGAATACCTTTATTTTTTTCGTATAACTGCGAATCAAAAATTAAAAACTCTTGAGTATACCCAGCGTACTTAGAGAACATTTCAATAGCTATTTGAATATTCTCAAATAGTTGATCTTGATGTATTTCGAGAGAGATTAAGGGCCAGCCTAAAGATCTCTTTATTCTATCACCTAACTGCTGAAACGATTCAATCTTATTACTTAAATTCGTAGATAAGAAAGCAGATACAGGTTTTACTTCACATACTAATGCCATGTAAGTATTTATAGCTCACATCAATATCAAGCTGTAGGAGCTTCAGAAGTTTCTGCAGGCTCAGGAGGAGCTTCAGGTACTGTTCCTGCTCCGGCACCAGCTCCAGATGTATCTGCAGGACCACCTCCAAAGTCAGGCGGCATGCCAGGTGTTGCTCCAGCGCCCCCTGGCATACCTGGTTCAGCTCCTTCACCGGCACCAAGATCACCAGCTACCATAACTTCTTTCCAAGCAGGTCCTGATGCAGAGATTTGCGCTAACTCCCATTGGAATTCTGCATCTTTACGTAAGAATTCTCTATTTGCAAGAATGTCATGATCTTTCCAGCCAAGATATTTTTTTTGTGCAAATGTTGCTGATATAAATTCATCTGTTGCAAAGTTAGAGTAAGTTTTCTGTTTAAGCTCTAGTCTTTGACTTTCACGCATTTCGTAAAAGTTAGTAGGTACATTAAACTCAACCTCTAAATTATTTTGGTCTAAATCATACTGTTCCCACAATCCCTTTAACTTGAGATGAATCATAAAGCCTTTCTTAAGGCTTGCTGCAAATCTTTGCTGCTGCCTAATAACAAACTTAGCGAATTTTAATTCTTCTCTTAATATCTCTGTACCATCTTTAAACGAGTCTTCTGGATCTAGTCTCGAAGAAGGTACTTTAAGAGAGCGATATAGCTTTTTAACAAAGTACATTAAGTCAGCTAATTCTCCAAGATTAGCGCCACCAGGTAATTGAGTAACAGATGTACCTTCAGATCCTTGTCTTTTTGCAAACCAAAAAGCATCGAGCATTGATTGTGGATTAAATTTCTTAACCACATCGTTTTGATCCATATCAAAAGTCTTCTTAGACCAGTAGTTTTGAATCAACTTGCGCATATATGCTTCAGCCTTTGGTGGGGGCATATTACCAGTATCAACGTTAAATACTAACCGCTCCGGTGCACGAACAAGTCTGTATATAACAATAGAGTCTTCAATTAAAGAAAGTTGTCTATAAGGTCGTCGAGCATTTTCTAAAAACGGTATAACAAAGGTCTTAGACTCATTAAACACACCTGAATTAGTATATATAATTTGATTTTCCTCCATAGGAACAAAATCAACTCTTTCAATCTTATTAGGAGTGTTAGGACTGTATACAGGTTTTCTATAAACATACCCCTTAATTAGCATATTTTGTAAATTAGTGTATACTGGGTCAATTAATTCACAAGGTAAATTAATAACTCCTAAGATACCCTCTTTTAAATAATCTTGATGTATTATAAGCTCAAAAAATAATTCACCTTCTATTAATAATTGTCTAAAAAATTGCCAACCTCTATTTTTAAGATCAAAATATTCAATATATTTCTCAAATTCATCATCTATAATCTCTCTTTCTCTAACTGTTAAATCATGAGCCTTAATAGATAAATTAACTATATTAGAGTTTTCATCTACATTAATCGTTTCATCACATATTTCATCTAACGCATCTACTACTTCAGCAGCAGCAGCAATTACTCTATAGTCTCTTATTCTTGCACCTTTATCCTGCTGTATATTTGCATACATTACATCTCCAAAAGATGTATCTTTACTAAACTCACCTATAAGTGAATTATTTGAAGTTACTGACGATACTGAATTTCTTATAAGAGCTTCAGATCTGTTCATCTGTAGCTTTTTAAAGTATTTATATTTTGGATTTAAAGCGTCATTATCTTGCGATATATTCGAGTAGGGTAATTTATTCTGAATAAAATTAGTTAAATTTCTACCAAACGTAGAAGATCTACCATCATTTTGAGTATATGACTTATTAGAATTAGAAGTAGTAGATGTATCTGACATTATTAATTATTTATCTATACTATTAAGTAATCAATTTACTATTAAAGAAAAACCTAAGCTTTTATTTATTGAAGCATAACCAGCTGGATTTGTAATCACAACGTCTAGATTTCCAGAACCAGATAATGTTGGTAAATTGAGTAATATTGTATTGTTATTTAATATATTATAACTACTTAATGGTAATATATATCCTGAGACTGCTCCCATTTTTGCAGTAGCTACGGATGTTGTGCTAGGTACTAAAGTTAATTTATTTGAACTTAATAATACATAGCTGGTATATTGATAATTATCTCCATTTAATATAAAGCTATTAATATTTTTATTAACTATTTTATAGCTTGAAAGCATAGGAAATTGTTTTCCAACTGTATTATATAATACTTCTGTAATCGTGGGGTATGCTGATATACTTTGTGTTTCTACTACAGTAGTGCCAGATAGAGAATTATAGGATAGATATAATTCACTATCTGGAATTCTATAATTAGTATCAATATAGTATATTGGCGCTGAAATTTCGTTTTTATCTTTAAAGATCCACCCTTTAATAGTGAATGTAGTATCTGCTGTAATTCTAAATTTATCGCTAAATGTAGAATCTACTGGTGATGACATTGTAATGTTACCGTCCCAAAGAACCTCTGATCGTATCTCGATAACATCTGTTGTTTCAGTCGGTTCTTTCCATGCTAATATAATATATGGATTATTATATGGTAAGAAATTAGATATAATTTGATCCATATCTTCCATATAACGCGTTAGTATAGACATACTAACTGTTATATTAATAGGTACCGGCATTTTAACCGCAGTGCTATTTTTTTCAGTTGAAGCATTATATAAGTAATCGAGTTTATTAAAGACTCTTTTTTCATCTCGAGAAATGCTCGTTACATTTAAAGCAACAACTGGTAGTGTTAAGTTTTGAGCTTTATTAACAATGTCATACATCACTCTCTGTTTTGGAGCAAGTACATATCGCACTTCAATAACTTCAGTAGGCTCTCTATTCTGATTATATCTTTTAATAATCGTATCATCAAATGCAGCTAGGAATTGTGTAACTATGTCTTTGACATTCCAGTTGTATGTATAATTTTTCATAGTTAATAATTCTAATATTGCACCTGTAATGATACTCTATATTATATTTATTTATACGAATCGATCTAAGAAATACTTTGGTAGTTTGCTCTTATTTTTAATTACACTATCAATAATCGCTCCATCTAATATATAAGTAACACAATGATCTTTACTAGACCTAATACCTCTACCACATGCTTGTATCATCGAACCTAACATTTTATTTATATACCAATCCTTATCTATTTTCATCAGCCTTTCAACTCTCTTCTCCTTCATAGGTAAGTAAGGTGCTTTAATAATGATTTGAAATCTCGCAAGATCATCTTTTAGATCCACTCCATATCCCATCGATGGTGAAATCAATACTGTAGGTTCTTCTGTATTATAATGTTGTTCGAGTAAATTTTCGTTATTGATACCAGGCTCTCTAAACAAGTATCTACTATCTTTCATCGTAAGATGTAAGTAAGATGTTATACTATTAGTATGCGTATGAATTACACCCTTATCATTTTTATGATGATTACATATCTCAATAATTTGCTTAGCAATCTTAGGTAATTCTTGCTTTAAATTATTAAAACTTAGTTTGACTTTTGATTGCGCGTAAATAGGAGCATTTTTAGCATCAAAGGATGATTCAACTTCTATATACTTATAATCAGTAATACCTAAGGACTTGCAATAATTCTTATGATCGATAATAGTAGCTGACATAAGAACAACTTTATCAGCATAATCAAATAAGTTAGTAGCTAGCTTATCTACTTTAAGTGTAATAAACGAAATTGATTTTGTATCTGTCTCAAATAGATATTCACATTCATTCCAGTTATTTTGTAGAGCTGTTAGTTTTGATTGTAACCCTCGAAGCATAATAAGTTCTAACTTTTTATTTTCTTCACCTACAGTAGCTTTTACTTTAGGTTTATTAGTAGATGCTTTATTAACTAGTAAATCTTGTAAAGCTTCAACTTTATTTGTTACTTTAATTAATACGTTATTTACCCATTTAAAAGCTTTATCATAGTTATCACCCTCAAACGGAGGTATCGTAGTATCACTATTTCGTAAAGTATCAAAGCTTACAGTGCATGTGAATTGCTTAACAATTTGATCTTCTAACTCAGATGCTTCATCACATACAATATATTCTTTACGTTTTACATGACTCGGTAATGCAAAAAAC